TGCACCTTTGTAGTGGCCTTGGCGAGATGAGCTATATGGAACTAAAGGAGCAGGTTGATCGTGAAGTGCTTCTAAGTGATGAATACTATAACGGGATTATACAGGTCAGAATCCATCATAGTCACGTAAAAAACCTAAAAAAATAATGTACAATCCTCCTGAGATGTGGTATAATAGTAGTAACAAACAAAATCTATACCAAAATGATTATCGTAGACTTCTCCGGAATATCAATGGCTACCGTGTTCTCGCAGCCAAAAGCCAATATTGATGAAAACCTGCTTCGGCACTTTATTCTCAATTCGTTGCGAATGTACAATCTCAAATACCGTGATGAATACGGAAAGCTAATTGTTGCCTGTGACGCAGGCAGTTGGCGGAAAGGTACCTTCCCCGAATATAAAGCAGCTCGTAAAAAGAATCGGGAAAGCTCAGATATGGATTGGAAATCAATCTTCGAGAGCATTAACAAAGTAAGGGATGAGATTGACGAATATCTTCCGTTTCCAGTAGTGCAGGTAAGCAATGCTGAAGCTGATGACGTTATTGCAACCCTTGTAGAAACAACCCAAGAGTTTGGTAACCACGAAAAGGTTATGATCATCAGTGCTGATAAAGATTTTATTCAGCTTCAAAAGTACGACAATGTTCAGCAATTCAGTCCTCTTACCAAGAAACTTGTAAAGGACACCAACCCGCATAAGTATCTTTTCGAGCATGTAGTTCGCGGTGACAGTGGTGACGGTGTTCCTAATGTTCTTTCAGCTGATGACGTATTTGTTTCCGAATCGCGCCAAACACCGCTTCGAGCTAAGAAGATTGAAGAATGGTACAATGCTTCTCGTAAAGGCGACATGAAAGAGATTCTTGATGAACAAACATATCGCAATTATATCCGTAACAAAAGTATGATTGATCTTTCTCAGATTCCGGAAGATGTTGTCTCCCGAATCAGAGAAGAATACGATAAGAAGGAAGTTAAGCCAAACGGAAAGGTTCTTAATTATCTCATTACTCGTCGGTGCAGCCAGCTTGTAGCTTGTGCAGAAGAGTTCTTTATCAAGTGATATATAATATTAGAAACAATACAACATTTGAACCATGAATAAGAAACCAACACCGAAAAATAATAGGACCAAACTTCCTCACGAATTATTTCAGCTTTGTGAAGAAGCTACCAGCGTTTCCGACCGGGTGAAGCTGCTTCAAGAGCACGCCACATTTGGAATCAAAACACTTCTTCAAGTCAACTATAAAGAAGAAATAGAATTTGATCTTCCAGAAGGAACACCTCCTTATAAAGAAGACGAAGCGGTAGCGGGGAATCAATCCCGCCATTTTGAAAAAGGGATTAAGCAGCTCAAGCATCTTATCAAGCAATCACCGTTGTCAGCATATAAAAAGGAATCCATTTATATTAGGCTTCTTGAATCGTTAAGCGCTGAAGATGCTAAGATTATGATTGCTGTAAAGGACAAGAATCTTAAAGGTCTTTATAAGACACTCACTGAAGCCACTGTTCGCAAAGCTTTCCCAACACTGCTAGGTTCTAAATAGAATGACCTACGATTACTGTTGTAAAACGTGTGGCGAGACTTGGGAAGAAAATCATCCTATGGACAAAAGGGATGATCCTGTTGGCCAAGCTTGTCCACACTGCGATACTGGAAAGATTGAACGTGGCGTAACCGCACCTGGATTCTCTTTTGACACCAAACAAACACTTATTCAAAAAGCTGGCGGCGATTGGAATTGCTTACTTAAAAAAATTCATAAAAATTCAGGTAAGCAATCTAAGGTCCATCATGAATAGAATAAACCTTGCCAACCTCGGCAAAAACAATATGGAAGAAGACTACAATATGGAAGACGATGACTATAATATGGATGACTATAATACTGAAGAAGAATTCAATCTACAAGAAGAAAATTGGGGAATTGTTACAGAACACTTATTCTGCACACTGAAATCATTAAAAGCCGAGGGATACACCAACTTAGATATTCTAAAGGCCGTATCTTTTATAGCGTGTGACTTGTCACAAAGTATGGACATAGAAGACGGTAAATCAGATTAAGTCATTTTTAATAATATGCATACAAATAACACAACACCTTCCGCTTTGGGAATGGAAGATATTTTCGGCGGAGGAAAAGCAAATAACTTTTCAGGTGAGTATGGATCCGTAATGGATTTTTACCTATCCGGAAATATTGGAGAAGCCTCTGAATACATTGAGTGGTTTCATAAGATACGAAACGCTCGGCCAACCGACGTAATCAACTTTCATATTAATTGCCCGGGTGGGAATCTTTTTACCACCGTTCAGTTTCTTCAAGTTCTTGATGAATGCAACGCTCATATCATTATGAACGTAAGCGGAGCGTGCATGAGCGCAGCAACTTTAATCTTTCTTCAAGGCGATGAATTTGCAATCAATGAACACAGCGCGTTTCTCTTTCATAACTACAGCGGAGGGATGATTGGTAAAGGAGGAGAGATGTATTCAAATGTGATTCACGACAGGAAGTGGTCTGAAAAGCTTTTTCGTTCTCAATATGAAGACTTTCTCACGGTAGAAGAGATTAGCAACCTTGTTGATGATAAAGATATTTGGATGGATGCGAACACTGTGGTTGAACGACTTGAGGCAAGAAACAAAGCCCGAGAAGAGGAAGCCAAATTAAAGGAACAGCCACCTAAAAAGAAAACAACCAAGAAAAAGACCGCTAAGAAAACAACTTAATTATGAAACCATCAGACTTAAACTACCAATTCAGCAAACGCCTTGCTTTGACCATTATGGTTGAAACGGGCCAGGAAATTCCAGAAGAAAGCGAACCCTGGGTTCTACCAATCGAGTCTGAGTACAAGCGGATTCAAGCTAAGGAGTCTAAGCTTTCCTCGAGGAACCGCAAAGACCTTTCAGCGGCATATGAATCGCTTCTTAATATTAAAAAGGAAGAGGCTGAAAGACTGAAGGATACAGAAAAGACTGAAGGATAAAAGGGAATTCATTATCATTTAGGTATAGTATATCACAGGGTCTGGGTCTAATCTTAAAATAGAAAGAATAAGCTTATGGAAACTGCGATTATAGTAAATGGCATCTTGGTGACTGTATTCAGCTTGGGGTTCTTGTCATACGTCGTATGGTTGGGGTTCAATGTTGTGAGATTATCGGGAGAGCTTAAACAACTGGAATATAGCACAAATTCACGTGCCGAAGAAACAGAAACAATGATCGGGCATCTCGACAGTGAAGTTTGGAGAAACTTCGACAAAGTAGATTCCAGATTCGATCAAAGAATAACCGACGAACTCAGAGAGGTTTGGAATGAATTTGAAGCTCGTTCCCACCATGTTGCTGAAATCGAAAGTGTTCTAAACAACACAAACAAAGACTAACAAACACGTCTCATTCCCTGTTGATATACTATAACTTTTGTTATGAATCAATTTAAAAGACATCTCTCGGCACCTTCCACCTCCGCCAAGATCTACATCAGTGGTCCAATTGATGTGATAAAGCAAACATGTCGGCATTGGTGTAAAGAGAATCCAAGCTGTGTGAATGTTTCCAAAACATCTTTCATATACTGTGGTGGAGAGGAAACCGGAGCCATTGTTGAGTTTCTCAATTATCCTAAGTTTGCCACCTCTGCGAAAGAGATTTTCTTCAAAGCTAAAGCTCTGGGGTTTAAGCTAAAGGAATCTACTGCTCAAGATAGCTTTCTGATCACTACACCAGAGTATACCCATTGGTGGAGCGATAGAGAACAGAAGTGGACTTCCTCTGAGTTGGTCAGATCGGCATTATAGCCGTTTTGTATCAAATTGGGCAAGTTTTGTATCAAATTAAGCTAAAGTGCACCTTTTTAGTATTTTTCCCTGTACATTTATCCCAAAGTGTGTTAGAATATACTTATGGAAAACAATACTACCACACCCACCGCCAATGAGAAGTTACTTACAAACCATGTTCGGTGGGCCCTTCCCGAAATTAATGATGTCATTAATATGGCTCAACTCATGGACACGCCTGAAGACAAGGCGCAGTTTCTTGAGGACTCCATGAGAGCGGTTCATAAACGCCTTTTCAAGGTTCTTGAAGCTACAGGAACAATAAGCTAAAAATCCTATCATTTATATTATGAGCAAATACGACAAACGACATGGCGGCCCTTTCGACCGCGGCGGAGCAGATTCCTACTACCGCAGAGGAGAGAATCCTCATTATTACAAAGGTGGTACCTCGACCTCCGAGAGAGAGGAGGAGAAGGATATGACCAAAGAAGAAATCGACGCCTACCTTGCAGGCTATAACGAGAATGAATCGTTTGGCGATTTCAAAGAATACTATTAATTCTAACCATCCTATTATATTATGAACACTGATACTAAAATCACAACTCCTATTCAGCTCAAGCGAGAGCTTGCTGGAGTAAATAACCTTGACATTGTAACCGGCATTCTCCGCCGAGCCGAATGGAATCTTATCGTGGAAATGAAAGAGGCCTTGATCTCCGCCAGCTTTTACACGGAAATTGGCGAGAGAAACTACAACCTTATTAGCATTTGTCTGACGCTTTTGGAATGGGTTAGAAATTTGAAAGGCGGGGACAATCAAAGCATCATAGATAAAGGCCTTCAACGTATGACCATTGACGAGCTTCTGGCTCC